TTAAATCTTATGGTTGGAATGTAGAAAATAACTGCCATAGATTGTATAGTGGTTACTCTAATCAGACAGATAAAAAAGTTCTAATCTCAACTTGGCAGAGTTTATATAAATTGCCGAAGATTTATTTTAGTCAGTTCGGCGTAGTCTTTGGTGATGAAGCACATCTATTTAAATCTAAATCATTAACAGAAATAATGTCTAAACTTACTGACTGTAAGTATCGTATCGGTCTTACAGGTACACTTGACGGCGCTCACACACATAAACTCGTATTAGAAGGCCTATTTGGTGCTGTTAATAAAGTTACATCAACTCGAAAACTAATGGATAAGAAACAACTATCCAATCTAGTAGTTCGCTGTCTCATATTAAAGCATAATCAAGCAAACTCAAAGATGGTAGTGAATGGTAAGTATCAAGATGAGGTTGACTATCTAGTGAATTCAGTTGCTAGAAATAACTTTATAAAAAATCTAACACTCAAGGCAAAAGGTAATACTCTAGTTCTGTTTCAACTTGTAGAGAAACATGGTAAAAAACTTTATGATTTAATTAAAGATAAAGCGGAAGACGGTCGTAAGGTTTTTTATATTCATGGTGGTGTTGATACAGATGAGAGAGAATCAGCTAGAGCAATCGTAGAAAATGAAAACAATGCTATTATTGTTGCAAGTTATGGTACATTCTCTACTGGTATTAATATTAAGAACTTACACAATATAGTTTTTGCCAGTCCTTCTAAAAGTAGAATCAGAAATCTACAGTCTATTGGTCGTGGTTTACGATTAGGTGATAATAAGATAAACGCTACCTTGTATGATATAGCAGATGACCTATCATATAAATCAAAAGAGAATTATACTTTAAGACATTTTCAGGAAAGAATAAATATCTATACTGAGGAAGAATTTGATTACGAAATGCATAACATAGAATTAAAGGACTGATAAATAGTAGTATGGATAAAGAACAAGCTAAAACCTATCAAATGATTAAGTTAATGAATGGTACTTTATTGATTGGTCAAATTGTGGCTAATCACAAAGCAGAACTCGTAGTAGAAATGCCTTTACAACTTAAAACTGTAGCACGAACTACATCTTTTGGTGTCAAAGATGATTCTACACTTACTCCTTGGATACCATTTACAGATGATAAAAGATTATCCATTCCTACAGATAAGATAATATCAGTAGTTAATGCTAATGCGGACATTTCAAATTACTATGAGGTTATATTAGACAAGTTAAATAAACCTAAAGAAGCGGTACAACAGTTATCGCCTAAAGATATATCTAAGATATTAGAGATTGCTGATGAACTTGATAGGCAAGATCGAGGTGAAGAATATGATGAGGAAGATGTGAATCATTTGATTAATAGTACCAAGACTTTACACTAGGTATAGCTGGTTCTCTCAACAGACTACATAGTCTATTATACACACATTCCCACAGGTGTCAAGCACCTCAGAAAATTAAATTAAATATTGTTTAGGGCCTTGACAAGAGCACTCAAATACTGTATAATAAGAGATATTATGGAAAACAAAAAAACATTAAAAGCAAAACAAAAACCTCACTATGTAGATAACAAGAAGTTTCTTGAGGCAATGACCGATTACAGATTAAAATGTGAGAAGGCACTTGCAAGAAATAGAAGAAAACCTCCTGTTACTAATTATATAGGGGAGTGTTTTTTAAAGATTGCAAATCATCTATCCTATAGACCCAATTTTATTAACTATACTTATCGAGACGATATGATATCGGATGGTATAGAAAACTGTTTACAGTATATGAGTAACTTTGATCCCGCTAAATCAAAGAACCCATTTGCATATTTTACACAAATTATATACTATGCATTTATACGAAGAATACAGAAAGAAAAGAAACAACAGCTAGTAAAATCTAGATTAATCATAAATTCAGGTGTTGAAAGTATGATGGATCAGTTAGTTGGCGATGATGCTAAGTATCATAGTTCAATGTTAGATTTCTTACAAAGAAACACCATTATAGAAGAACCCGAGACAAAGAAAAAGACTAAGACTAAAAAGTAATTAAGTAGGTAGGTATGAAGATTGCATTATTAAACGACACCCATTTTGGTGCTAGAAACGATAGCATTATATTTGACGACTATTTTCATAGATTTTATGATGAGATATTTTTTCCTTATTTAAAGGAACATAATATAAAGACTCTCATTCATTTAGGTGATATAGTTGATCGTAGAAAGTTTATCAACTATAGAGTTGCTGATAACTTTAGAAAGAAGTTTTTATCAAGACTTTGGGATGAAAAGATTGATTCTCACTTCCTTATTGGTAATCACGATATCTATTATAGAAATACAAATAAAGTAAATGCACTACAGCAGTTATGTACTTCTGCTGACGGCATTAATGAGCCATGGATATATGAGGAGGCAAAAGTTGTAGACTTTGATGGTCTTAAAGTATTGATGTTGCCTTGGATTAATCCAGAGAATGAAAAAGAATCATTTCATATGTTAGATACTGCTGAGGCAGATGTCTGTTTAGCACACCTAGACTTAAATGGTTTTGTTATGCACGACACTATAACACAATATCATGGATACGATAAAAGTATTGTTAAGAGATTTGAAAAAACATATAGTGGTCATTTTCATAACAGAAGTGATGATGGTCAAATATACTATCTTGGTTCTCAATATGAAATGAATTGGTCAGATTACAATGTACAAAAAGGTTTTCATATACTAGATACTGAAACTAGAGAAGTGGAGTTCATTCCCAATCCACTCACCATTTACAAAAAATTGATGTATGATGATTCGCAAACGAATTATGATAAGTTAGATGTTTCGGACTATAATCAAAAATTCGTTAAATTAATAGTGGTTAATAAAAAAGATAACGAAATGTTTGACAGACTGCTAGAAAAGATGTATAATAGCATAAGTGTACATGAGCTAAAGATACTGGAAGATTATTCTGATTTATCACACCACAATGTAAGTGATGATGTTGTTGAAGGATCCGAAGATACGATTACACTTGTTAATAATTATGTGGATCAATTAAGTGTTGATTTAGATAAAGACAGATTGAAAGTTATGATAAAAGAAATGTTTATCGAGGCACAAGATACAGATGCCGTTAGTGAAGGATGAAATACAAAGTAATATATGCAGACCCACCATGGTATTTTAAATCGTATTCTAAAAAAGGCGAAGGCAGAAATGCGACTCAACACTATCCTTGTATGTCAATTAATGATATTTGTAATATGGATATCGATAGTATTGCTGATAAAGATTGTGTTCTTCTTATGTGGGTTACTGATCCATGTTTACTGGATGCCTTTAAAGTTTTGGAATCTTGGAACTTTACTTATAAGACGGTAGGTTTTACTTGGGCGAAAACAAAACAGAAGTCTCTAGGATTCTTTACAGGAATGGGATACTGGACACGATCTAATCCTGAAATGTGTTTACTTGCAACAAGAGGTAAACCAAAAAGACTTGATAAATCAGTTAGACAACTGGTTGTATCAGAAAGACGAGAACATAGTAGAAAACCAGACGAGATGTATGGTTATATAGAAAAAATGTTAGAAGGACCTTATATAGAATTGTTTGCAAGAACGACTCGTAAGGGCTGGGATAACTTTGGTAATGAGGTAAATAAATTTGATAATATTTAAAACAGTAAGATATAAAAACTTTTTAAGTACAGGACAACAGTTCATAGAGATACAACTAGACAGGGCACCTGCCACTTTAGTTGTCGGTGAAAATGGTGCTGGTAAGTCTACACTGCTAGACGCATTATGTTTTGGTCTATTTCAAAGACCATTTCGTAACATTAAGAAAGATCAACTAATCAATTCAATCAATGAAAAAGATTGTGTTGTTGAAGTTGAATTTACAGTCGGCAAAAAAGATTATAAGATTATTCGCAGTATCAAGCCAAATAAGTTTGAGATATGGTGTGATGGTGAAATGTTAAATCAAGATGCCGCAGTCAGAGATTATCAGAAACATCTAGAACAGCAAATTCTTAAACTAAACTTTAGATCATTCACTCAAGTTGTCATTCTAGGTAATGCTTCATTCGTACCTTTTATGCAGTTGAAGGCGAGATATAGACGCCAAGTTGTAGAAGAAATATTAGATATTGAAATCTTTTCTAAGATGAACTTAATGTTTAGAGAAAAACAAAAGGCACAAGATGAAGTTATTAAACAGGCAGACTTTGATTATCAAATGCTTGATAGTAAAATAGATACACAAAAGAAACACATTGACGATATTAGTCAAAGTAATTTAGAGTCCATTGATAGTAAGAAACTAGATATAGAAAAGAGTAATCTTGATATCAAAAATTATGAAGAAGATATTGTTAGAACCACTACTGAAAAGGCAAGACTACAAAAAGAAATACTAGATGAAGTTTCTACAAATGCTAGATATAAAAAACTTCATACAATGGAAGCAAAGTTAGAAAATACTTGTAGTAAACATAGAAAAGATTTAAAGTTCTTTGAAACTTATGATGATTGTCCTACTTGTAAACAGGCAATAGATACAGCATTTAAATCTGAAATGATTGACCAGAAGAAAAGTAAAGTTGATGAAATTGAAAGTGGTATGAAACAACTAGAAAAACAAATCATCACTACAGAAACTAGATTGAAAAAGATTAATGATACGATGGTATTAATAAGAGAGCAAGAGTTATTAATCAATCGTTTTCAAACCTCTATTAATGAGATACAGAAATATATCGCTAAGATTAATAGAGAGATAGAAGAATTATCAGATGAGAAGTTTTCATCAGGTGTTGCCACTGGAGAGTTATCCCAGTTGCAAGAAAATCTGACGACAGCTGATCTAGATAAAAAGAAGTATAAAGAAGAAAAACTTTATATTGATACTGCTAGAGTTCTTATGCAAGATACTGGTATTAAGACTAAAATCATTAAGCAATACCTACCGATAATGAATCAGTATATTAATAAGAACCTAGCAGATATGGACTTCTTTGTTAACTTTACTCTAGACGAGGAGTTCAATGAAACAATCAAGTCAAGACACCGTGATATATTTAACTATCATTCTTTTAGTGAGGGTGAGAAGTTAAGAATTGATTTGGCGATATTGTTTACTTGGCGAGAGATTGCTAAACTAAAGAATTCTACAAATACAAACCTACTAGTACTAGATGAGATTTTTGATAGTTCATTAGATAGTTCTGGTACAGATGAATTTATGAAGATACTAAGTACCACTATGGAAAAAGAAAATGTATTTGTCATATCTCATAAAGGTGATACACTAATAGACAAATTTCCTAGAGTGATGAAATTTGAGAAATATAAAAACTTTACAAGGATGGCGTAATGGTAAAAGAACTAAACGAGAAAACTATTGCTGAAGCAGCAAAACATTTGAATAACATACAAGAAGGCAAAACGCCTATACTTTTCAAAAAAGACGAGGGTCTTATTGGCGAAGAGTATGTAGAAGAAAAAGTTGTCAAGAATAAAGATGGTAAAAGAATACTTGCATTAATACCACCTAGTGATCCTAGAGTCTTAATGCAGATTGCACCTTTTTTAGATGAGACACTATCACGATTTGATTTTAAAGATAGAAAAGAATTATGTACTTCTATGACTGATACAATGTACAAGTATGGTGGTATAGGATTGTCTTGTAATCAAGTTGGCTTGCCATATCGTATGTTTGTTATGGGTGGTCATCCAGAGATCGAAGAAGGTAAACTTAGATATTGTTTTAATCCAG